GCTCACGCCCTTGAGCCTGGTGATGCCGTACCCACCTGCTGCTGCGTGTATGGCTTTCTTGTTTATCGGCCCACCTGGCCTGGAGCGGATTGGCAGGTAGCACTTGGCTTTGATCTTGTCCCGACCTACATTCTCGTCTATGAGGCAGACAGAGCAGAATGCGCCGACGTCTAGTTTCGATTCTGGGCTGCTCCACGGAACATCCGTAAAAGGCATTTCGTTCACCTCTCAAACGCAAAAAGCGACACACCTAGACCGGTGGGCTTCCCCGCTGGTCCGAAAGTGTGCCGCTGGTAAAACCGGTGGCTATTCAGTTATGATTTCTGAATTTCCAAATTTAGTTAAAAAAGAATCCCGCATCCCCTGTCTCTGTTATAGTGATATTGCCACCAGGCATGATAGTACATACTGCCAACAGTGTATCAAGAAGACCACTTAGAGGGTCTCTATTTCGTAGTATGGGCGCTCCTTCTCCCTCAATGCCTGGGATGCGCAAGATGCTTGTTGTCTTATCTGTCCAGTTCACGCGCAATACAATATGGTCAATACGCGTCTTCTTAACTGGTCTAGGTATCTCTATCATTGCCTGGCCTTTTATATTTTGGTGGTATACTCCTACTCAATTGTGTTTTTAAATTGTCAAATTGAGACCATGCTTCTCGTTAGTATATTCAATGTCGGCAATGAATTGCTCCCAGCCATCTTCAGGCATCGGCATAACATCTTGTATGGCAACTATGGTGTCAATCATGAGCTGTAATTGCCTGCCGGTATCTTTGATAGCGGCTAGTATAACCTCAAACATCTCGTCCGCTTGACTTTTATCGCTCATCGCTTGTGCTTCGGCGGTATGCTCCTGTCCATCTCCAAGTAGTCTTCGAGTGCGCCTAGCGCAATGATGAGCGCCTGGCGGACTGACATCAAGAATGCTCGCAGTCTAGTGTCCATTATACCACACTTTGACCCGAAAAGTCAAGAGCCCGCTGCATAGCCACCTCGTTGCCGCAGCGCCAATAGTTCTTTACGCAATCGGTGTATCTTTCGTGTATTGGACGCATGTGAGGCGCGCAGCCACATGATAACTGTCAATTCAAAGATGTGAAGAACGCCAAATGCTATGAGCCACGACATTGCCTCTTCTGGATTATTCATAAGCATCTGTATCATGCTGTCAATCATGTTCCTCCTGTTGAATATCCGCCTCTTTGTCTCAGCGCCAGCAGCTCCTCGCGCAATTATTATGACTTCCCCTTGCGCCTCTTTTTGCGCTCTATGATTATATCTCCCTTTTTCCACACAAATTTCATCTGTTTCTTTGTTCTTTTCATAGTAGCAACTCCAAGAGTATTTGACGAATATCGGGATCATCATCAATGTTGTCAGCAATCACTTTAAATCTGGCTTCACGCTGTAGGAGTAATTCCGCCTCACCGCGGGCCCAGCCCGACACTTCCCAACGCTCCATATTGAGTGCATGCGCACCCTTCGGCACTCGTATCTCTAAGATGACGTTTTCACCATGTGCGCTCGCTATGCCTTCATTCAGGCTGGTTGAAACAAAAGCACCGTCGGTTATTATCTCCCCAGCTAAATCATATTCATCGAAACAATCCCAATCTGCGCCGCGAAAAACCGTAATGGGCTGATCGAGGGTACTGCGATTGATGGCCGCCTCGATGATTTCGGCCCGCCCATCTTCTGAATATCCTGCCTCTCGGAGATCGTTGTTAATGTCAAAGAAGCCCTCGCCCTTCTACCATTCTAGCGCGTCGTTTTCCTCTGATGTCAAATCGGGATTGAGCGACCGGGTAGAGTTAAGCCATTCACTCGCTCGTTCTAAATCCATTCCTGGCTGCCACGTGGCTTTCGCCGCTTCTCTCTTGATCCATCTCGGATACCCTCCCCGCTGTCTCAGAGCCAACAACTCCTCGCGCAACTCGATTATTGCCTCAGTGTCATCCTTGCGCCTGCGGGCGTCGGGCATCGTCCCCTTGCCCGCCAGTTCGTCCATTATCTCCGAGGTGCGTTCTTTAGCATCCCGCCGCTTCTGCTGCTCGCTCGCCGACTGCGCTAGCAACATCTCGGTCAGATCATCATTGGCCTCGTCCAGCGGAACCAATGTACCCGATGTCCGGCAATTCCAATGAAAGCCGGGCCAGTCCTGCCACTCGGCGAAGGCAGGCGAGCCGGTCGTGTGGAACGGCTTATTCTCTGGTACGATTTGACCGTGCACCCGCAGGCAGCATTCAGTCGTCCTGGCATCTATCGCGGCCGATGCTTGCTTGCCCCAGGCCAGCCCCGAGGCCTGCATCACCGGCTGGAGGGCACCGAGTAATGCCAGCCCGGCCGCCACGGCCAGCCAGTGCGCGCCTTCCCGCGCTACGATATCCGGTCTCAGCAAGCCAATTGTCGTATCACTGCCTAGGATGAGTGCCGGGTCCGCGCCGGTTACCAGTGTCGCCAGTATGCCGCGCTCTTGCTGTTCTACTATGCCGACCCAGGCGTCGGCCATCGAGACGATGTCCACAAATGGCATCCGCGGCTCTAGTTCCCACACTCTGGCCTCGGCCTTGGCCTGTTGCCAGCCTAATTCGACGGCGGCAGCGAGTGTGGTATCTGCTGTCGCTCGCACGCTGTCCCCGAGGCCGGTCATCACCTCCCGCGCTTCTAACATCATCGCCGGCGAGCGCCGCCTCAGCACGTCCCTGAGTGCCCGCCGCGTGTTGCGGTAGGCCGCCAGCACCGCGCCGCGCGGATGTTCGGCAGTGCCGAGTTCGGCGAATAGTTTACCCAGTTCGCGGGTAGTGCGCTGGGCGGCCCGGATGGAGGGGCGGCGGTTAGCGGGCATCTTGCTTCCATTCTAACCTGATCATGCCATAATGACGCTTCACACGAACTTGGCCATCACTGCCGACAATGAAGTATGGATATCCTTGCTCCATAGTTTCGAGAAGGTCAATCCATCCTTTTCCTAATAGATGGCCAATAGGTGGAGGAATATCAGCAAAAGTAACGGTATCTATATTGGCACAGGTAGTCAGCCGGGTAACATCTTCTCCATTTAGCGAGCATCGCTCAATAACTTCCCCATGCTCCTCAACAGTAAAGATGGCCATTAGTCCTTCTCCTCGTTTGCTGGCGGCGGTATTGCACGGCGGAAGACAAGATCGCGCTCCTCGTTCTCCATATTGAAGCCCTTACCTTCCAATTCAAAGCCTAGCAAAATCAGGGAGGTCTCCAATACGCTGTCCAAGTCGGGATCATACCCATCATATTGGATGCGAACCGTTGTCGTATTGTCAGCTTTGAGATGCAACTTATGCAATGTCTGCGCCATTATTTTTATTGCTTCCATCCAGGCATTTGTAGAATACATTTATTATTCTCCTTTCTCTTCCTGTTGCCCAAACATTGCCGCCGCTTGCCGCTGCATGTTCAGTCGTGCCTGATATTCCTCGGTGGCCATCATAGCGTCGATGTCCTCCTGCGAATAACCAGCCTCGGCCCACAGCGTCTCCAGCGGCACGCTCAGCTTCTCCCGCTTCAGGCTCAGAGTCTCAATGTGCTCTTTTTCGTCCCTGGTGGCGGCGGGCGCCCACTCTACCTCGAGCGATGCGTCCTCGTCTAGCGCGGCGTTGGCAAAAGCATTTACTTGGCGGCGGGCCAGATATAGCATGTCTTCGTAACTATTACCAAACCGGACTTGTCGCACCCGCACTTTCGACAACAGCACTGTCTCCTGTTGCTTAAGCGTGCCCTCAGCGGCTATTAGCCTGGTGATTTGAAAACGACTCACCGGCGTATCTGTGATTTGCGCCAGCTTGGTTATCCAGCTGTCCAGCGTGGCGACGAGCGGCATGAGGTCAGCTCCCTCCAGCAATGTGACGCTGGCACCTTTCGGTATCTCGATCCAACAACCCGCTGTCAACTCCAGATAATTGCCGCCGTCGCTGGCCGGCGGTTTGCCGTCGGTCGTGGCGGAGAAGCCCTGCGCGATGCGGATCGGGAAACCGGCGGCATCGGCGGCGGCGGCGATGTCGAGTGCTGTCTTATTGATCATGTCCTGTGGCGGCACAGCGTCCCAAATCTCACTCTTGAGGTCAGCATTGCAGAAGTGCACGACAGGAATGCCGAGCGGCTTGCCCCGCGCATCCACCCATGGCAGCGGCCAGCCGACGTCGCCCTCGTCTGAATATTTATCCCACCCCGACTCACCGGATCTCGCTCTTTGCACATACTTCCAAATCCGATCGGGATAATAGAGTGTCATCCGCTGGCGCGTTTCTCTCTTGCCGTTTTCTAACTTCACTGTTTCCGTCCAGCGGTTGCGCGCATATTCAATCGGCAGTGAGA